GCAATTAACTTAATGTCAGGAGAGTAGAATGTACTTTGTAGAAATCGTAAGTAAAGATGAGACTTTAGACATGGACGGCTGTATCCAGTTTCGGATCAGCGACAGTGGGATAGTCAGTGCAGACTTTGTTGACGGTAGTGCTCGTATCTACCGGATGCGGGAGGGTGATGAAGTTATCCGTACTCCTATGAGTGATGAGGATATTCATGCTCACCCTGAGTTGGGGCCGTGGTATCGTGATCAGGTTGCCAAGGCAGAAGCTAAGGCAGCTGCTGAAACCCCTGTAGTATAGATACAAAAAAGGCCAGTCCCCTATCGTAGAGGGCTGGCCAGTACACTTAGTTAATGATCCTGAATGGCATGCTTTGCAGCATAGTCCCTAAGGATCATTACTTCCTTCGCTATATTCCTCTGTCCTTCCTCAACACGGATCAAGACATCCCTCATGTCTCTTACCAGTCTCCCCGTTTCATCATGCTCTAACTGCTTCACTTGAATCACAGAAACATCGTGGTTAAGAGTACCTATCTGTAAAGCACCCCAACCCAGAAAACTCACGATTAGTCCTATTATTACCGTATCATAAGATAACAGCTTCCCTATAGCAGAATTCACCTCCTCAGTCATACCAGACCACCTTTAGTCAACTACATCTTCCCGAAGAACCTCAATGTCCTTCAGCCCCTTCTTCTGATTGGTCTCCATCCGAAGTATTGCGTCATGCATCCTCGTAGCCATGTCGTGTGTTTCGTCATAACCTACTTGCTTGGCCTGCATCCCGTAAATAGACTTCTTGATACCAACCAACTCATTGCCACCCCAAGCCATCATGGCAAAAACACCGAGAATGAGGAAGGACTGAAGGTTCCATCCCCCTCCTTCTTCCCGATGCCGTGGCACCTTCCTTTCTTCCATAGAGTACCTTACCCTAGATTGGCCTCGTTCCACTTGGCTACCCGTTCAGTCAGACTCCCCGTGTAACCCAGAATCCCTAGCCAATCAAACATCAGGTCATTGAACGTCTTCCCTGACGCTCCCGCACCTAGCATGTACTTCAGCCAAGCCTCATTGGTTTGACCACCCGCCCCGTTCGCTTCAATCCACTCCGTCATATTCCTAGCAACAACTAATACAATTGTTACCGTTACGGCTGTGGTGTCTGTACCCGCAATGTTAGTGGCTACGACATTGAAGCTATAAGAGCTTTTCCCTGCTACGCTGGTCGGGGAGTTCGCAGTGACTGCTCCTGTTGACCCGTTAATGCTTAGCAGTCCTGCATCAGTCCCTGTCAGCGTATAAGTTACCGCTGGGTCAGGAGTGTTGCTGGTAGCGTATACACCCATCAACTGATTAGGTTGTGCTACGTTCCGTGTTGCCGTTGCAGGCATTATTGGTGCTGTTGATGTACCCGCCACTGTATAAGTGAATATAGCGGCTGTACCTACAGTGCCGTCTGCTTTGATGACATACCTGTCGATAGTCTGTGTTACAGTCGGGGCTACTGACCATGTAATACCACCGTCAGCTTCCAGAGTGTAAGCCAGACCTTGAGTCGAAGGACTCTCGGCTACTAGCTGATCACCTGTGACTGCTGCATCCCCTGTCAATCCGAATAGCAACTTAGCGTCATCGATCAAATCAGGTGACACCAACTCAATGAAAGCATACCCAGCTGGGGTTGTTACGTTGACTGTCCGCGTGACTTCTGTTGCAGCATTCAGTGCCGCATCAGAGACATTAGCTCTGACGGTATGAGCACCGATGAAATCAGTTGGTAATCCCGTGATAGCTATGTTGGCTGTGATGTCGCCGTCCGTGTCATCTAGGGCTGTAAACCCAGCATCTGTGTAAGTACCCGCATTACCGCTGACGAATGTCGCAGGATCTGCTCCCACTCTGGTTATCACTGGTGGTGTGGTGTCGCCCGCTGCGCCACCAGACTCTACAGTACCTATGTTTAGTCCGCCTGTACCAGCACCGATTAAGGTTCCAGCTGGGGTGTAATCCCCTCCAGCTTTATCAGCAAAGGCTGTACTCCAGCTGGTAATGGTGACAGGACTTGTACCAACACCCGTATTCGTCGCACAGTTAGTGTACGTTACGGGGGAGTTACCGGAGGCCATAAGGACACTGGATTCAATCGCACAGTTAGTGTAATTGACCGCAGAGCTTGCTCGATTGGTGTAAGTAAGTCTGGTGGTAAAATCCCCAGAAAAGGTACAGTTAGTTGAGTTTATCGTTAGGTCTTGTCTGTAGCTGTTATTGATGTCTTCTTTAGCACTACCGATCATCAAGCAGTTGTCTCGGTTAAAGGCTTTACCACCTACACTCCCCGTACCGTCAATATTAAACATTGTTTTCGTTGTTTTCGTCCCTAACGTATAATCAACCACACAGTGAATGAAGTCTACGTTACCGATAGTTTCCCCACTAATCCATCTGTATGCCCCTTCAGTATTGGAATTCGCACCATACACTTGCTGGAAGTTTGAGATCACTATCTTGTCTACAGAATTCGACAATACAAAGGACGCATCATTCGCTTCAGGCTCGTATCTATAGGCAGTAGTGTCTACTTCAAACGGCTCATCGGGTGAGTCACCAATTAAATGTAGCTCTCCTGCCCCCGACCAACCGGCCAAGTCAAGGGAACTCGTTGCTACATCCAGAGCGGTACCTGATAAGTAACATAAATGCCTATCCCCTGTACCCACCGCCGCAGCTTCTGCTGTATTCCATGCGTTTATACCGCTGTAGGCGTTAGCCAGAGATGTACCATCCCCTAAGCCTCCTACTACATCAGTATCCACGTATCTAATTGTATCTGCCATTATCCTAGTACTCCTGCGTACCCTGTTGATGTTAGCGGTATACGTATCTCCGCATACAATGTAGCTTCGTCTTGATGTTGGATCGCTATATAAATTGCATCTTGCCCAGTTACATCAAGCTCTCCAACACCTGTACCTAACCGCTGTTTGTATTCGACCCCGTTGTATCCAGCCGTGTGAGGTGGGTCAATATTCTGGCCATTAGGTGCTGCTGTACCGTGGGCAGTAAAGCCACCATTCTCCGAGAATCGAGTGAAGGCATACTTGACATCAAACGTCTTGTCATCCTCCGTCTTTAACCGTTTCCATCCTACGTAAAGATCATTGTCTACCGCATGAACTCCTGCCCACAGACAGTAGATATGTTGAAAGTCATGGTTGCTGTTTGGGTTCTGATAGAGTTCAACACCGTCGATTAAAGAGGTTGTAGGGTATGTCGCGTGTGCTTGCTTCTCATTAAAGTAGACTCTGGTAAGGAGATCCATTGCACCGTAGCCAGTATTCGCTGCATTGATTGACACCAACTTGGCTTCGTCATAGTTATAATGTTCAAGACTTCCAGACGACCCTCGCTTATGTGAC